TGCGTCAACTTGTACTTCTACGTCAGTTGACTTTAGATATGGAAATGTAAAAGAGTAATTGGTGGTGGAACCATTACCCGTATACGAATTTTCTGTAACAGCCATATTAATTAGTTGTTATTGTATTGTAAAAGTTTTTGTGTTTCTAAGTTTTCCTTTTCTATTTCAGCTGCTCCTTCAATGTTACCTTGTTTCATCTCGAAGTCAGTTCTTTGTTGATCTATAATATTAGACTCTCCAATCTTATATCGTTCTTCTGCAATTCTTTGCTCGTTACGGACTACCTTATCAATCTCTCTAAAGAATGGTAGTAACTTTAATTTAAGCTCTATTCTTTCATTCCTACCTAAGATGTGCATATCAGTATACTGTTTATACTCTTTAACTTGTCTTTGAGTTTCAGGACGTACCATAATCTCAGCTATTTGCTGCCAAGGTTGACGTGAAGCCATGTAAGAAAGAATCTTATTCTTTTCATGTGAATCATATTTATAAGATCCAGTTGAGTCCATGTTTAGTCTAGATATACCTGTATAATTAATCATTCGTAAGAAGTCCATCGTCTCATCAAACGTAACAGTTTTTCCAGTCTTAGTAGTATATGACATATCCCCACCGGGTTGAGCACATACAGCAAATGGATTTATAGCACAATTTAAAGCTTGAAGAGGATCGTTAGGATCTGGTTCCTGTACACCATTATTACCACCACCTAATGGGTTAATACTATCAGGTAAGAAGTTTTTAGCTACAGGGAATTTATTCATTAAATATTCTAGGTACTCTCCTTGAATATCTTTTTGAGCTCCATCAATAGCTTCTGATAGAACACCTAATGCACTAGAAAAAGGTATAAATGATCTAGTAACTTGTGCAGCTAATCTTTGGAATCCACTTAAATCAGCATTTAAAATAGCTATAAGAGGTTCAATACTGGTTAAAGGTGTATTCTGACCAAATCCAGCCATAAGAGTCCATATTAACTTACCACCTATATCTTCTATTATAGGTTGACCTAAAAGATGAGAATATAAAGCCATATCTCCTAAAGTAGCTAAGACTTGCTCTACACCGGGTATACCTTCATAGCTATACCACTTACCACCAATCTTAACAGTCTTAGGTATATAACCATATAAGTCCCTATGTTTTCTTCTTGTTTCTTGATTATAATGTCCATTACCTCTGATATTACCAGCCATAGCATAACCATAGCTACTAGCAAATAATATTCCAGTAAACATTAATCTACCTGTATACTCTTGCTGTAGTTGTTGAAATATAACATTAGCGTTTGGAGTATTAGTTAGATCTATTCCATGTTCTAATAAAGCTGCAGCTATCTGATCATCAGTTCTAGCATAAATAGTTTTAGAAAATCTGTTGACTCCCGGAATTGCTGAAATAGGATGCCAAGAAGCAGCTGCTTTAACCCAGTTAACCTGTGTGCGTGGGAATGTTAATTGATAACGAAGAACTGGATAAGCTGTTACTGCTTGGTTAATCCATCTTGATATACCATCGTCTAAGTTTAATTGTACCTCTCCTGCTAAAGCTTTAGCAATAGGATCTTTAAGAACACCATTAGAGTCAAATGTATCTTTAGCTAATCTTCGTTCAGCTTCACGGACTTTAGCCATACCATTACCATAAGGAATAGCACCATATTCATATAATACCTCATCATAAGCTTGCATTCTTCGAGAGTATGTACCCATAATATCAGCAGCATAACCATCAGGGAACATTAGACCAGTACTACCATAACGTGCAGCAGGTATACGACCTACATCGTTTAGTGCTTGTGCCATATCTATTTGAAGTAGCATACCACGATTACCATCTTTCTCATAAACAGGTCGCATCTTCTTCAGTATATCACCTACTTTATCCTCTTTAATTTTAAAGTCTTTACGATAAGCTTTAAGTAATTCACTAGGATCTTTATGAGCTTGCTTCAAAGTTTTCCATCCATGGTTTAAAGCTCTTCTATTTGTTTCAAAGACTGCACCAAAGAAGTAAGCTTGTCTCTTTACAGCATCTATATCACCTCGAGCTATAGACCAAGGGATAGCACCTAGGAAATTCGTCAGTGGTTTAAATATAATATTATAAGCATTACCAATTGTAGCATTTAGAGGTGCTCTACCTGATAACATAAAGTTCATATGATTAGCCCATAACCCTTTAGCAAATAAATTCATCTCTTTAGGATTAGGACTCTTAATAGCACCCCAAGGTGTAACTTGTTGTTCAGCCCATTTATATAATTTAGCTAAGTCATTGACATCACCATCAGTAGCTCTGAATACATCAACCATAGGTTCAATAGCTTCTGGTAATGTTTTCTGTAAACCTTTTAAAGTTGCAAGAAACTTTTTATTTTTAGCATGTATGGAGTTCTGAGCAGAAGTAAATTCACTTGTAATACGTTCTATAACTTCTGAAAATTTACCAGCTGGTATTTCGTTATACCAGTTCTTATTACGTAATGCCCAACCAGCTACATACTTATTTAAAGCATACTCATTCATTAAGAAGTTTAGCTTGTCAAGTATAATTCCTGTAACTCTGTCATCATCTATCCAGTTTGGAGCAAAGTCTTGTACTGCACCAGCTAGGGTACTAATCTCTCTACCTAGTGTATCCATAACTCTAGCAGTTGAAGTAGCTATATCATATCCTAGGAATCTATCAGTTAAGTATTTAATTCCAAATGCAGCAGCTCTGGCTTGTTCTTCGTTAATTGTTTCAACTTTAAACCTACCAAATAGCATGTTTCTGACATCTCGATTACTCAAGAATAGGCTTCTAACATCTTCAACACTATCTGCAGCTATAATATCTTGGAAGATACCAAATGCTGCTGCGTTCATCTGACTGTTAGAGTAGCGAAAACCATCAACTATAGCATCAAAATCACCTGTTAGTCTTGCAGACTCAGCTATACCCATAACAACGTCACGAGATGTATCACCTATCATCATACCTTTCTCTCTCATGGATTCGGTTATAATGGGTGCAGGATCGCCTGTAGAGTTGCCTAATTTGATTGCAGTAGTATCTGCCATATTACGAGCTACGTTACCTCTAGGAGGGATCTGACGTGTCTTAGAAGCGGGATCTAAAAGTCCGGGATCTAGGTCAGGATCAATACCTAAGTCTAACTCAAGCTGATCTGGATTATCAACTTTTCTTCGTTTAGCAGAATCAATTTCATCAGCTAATTTTATATTAGAATCATCAGCAAAACCATCTAAAGTATTAAACTTACGTAAATCATCTTCTAAAGCTAATAACTCATTAATTAAAACATTTTCATTTTGTTTACTAAGCTTTTTAGTTGCTAATGCAGTTTGTATTTCTTGTATCTTTATTAAAGTATTCTCGTCAGTACCTTTAAACATTGATGTTTGTTTGTACTGTTCTGCTGTATCGCTCTTAGGTACAAACCATTCCATTTTTTCTGGTGCGGCTTTACCCATTAGCTTTGCTCTGTACATCTGTAATGCACCACCAGCTATGGTAGATATAAATGATAATACAGCTGCTTCTTTTCTGTTCTTTTCTCGTCTAATCTCAGGACTATCTTCGTCGTAAGTTATGAACTGTTCTGGTAAAGGTAACCTTCCACCAACATCAAAGACTCCCGGCCACATTTGTACTAATGCACCGGATAAACTATGGTCTTCACTTGTATCACTAATACCACTTACAATTTGAGATTCTAATGTCCAAGCACCAGCAGTAGTTAACATTTTTACCAATGCAGGCATCTTAGGTATTTTACCAATTAAAGATGCAGTACCAAAACCTGTCATTAATGACGGAATAATAACAGAAGAAAGTGTACGTATTTGTTGATGAACAGGATCATCTAGCTTTGTGGCTGCATCCCATCTATCATCTAACTCATCACCCCATTCTCCCATGAGACCTACTGCATCCATAGCAAAGTCTGCAACACCTAAACCATATGCTGATAAACCTTGAAATGTATTATCTAAAATTTCAAGAGGGTTAGAAGAACCATACATACTTACTTTAGGCTGATTATTTTTTTCAGCTGTGTAAGTCTCGAAATCCATATTATGGTACTTTAAATACCAATCATTCCTCATTCTATTACGTTCTTCTTTTTTATCTTCAGCAACTACACCCATATTTAAACCATGCTTCCACCAAGTATTATACTCTTCAAGCATCTTATCTTGGTTTACTTGGTCAGACAAGTCTACTGTACTGTTACCTATCTTAGATTTAAAAGGTGCACTGAAATTACCAGCAGTACGAATATTTTGTACTTCATTTGAATCAGAGTAGTCAAAAGCTATTTCTGGTTCTATTACTTGATTCTTTTTCTCTTCTTCTAGTAGTTCTTCGTCTGTCATTTATATAAGTTAAGAATTTGATCTGATGTTGGTTTGTTGATATCGACCCCATTTAGTTTCAACAATTCATTAAAACAAAGAGCATAATTATTTCTATTACTCTTTGAACATTTACCTGTTATTTTTTTAGTTATGTCATCTAATCCCATTGGGTAAGTCTTACCTTCTAATTGAGAGTAATCGGCTTCTGTATTACGAGCTAAACCTGAGATAACCATATCCATAACTTCTTTTGTAGTTAAGCTAGTATTTAGTTTTCTAGCCATTGTTATTAATACTTTTAAGTTACTACTGATAGCTCTATTATCAGCTTTTCCATTAAATACATTTGATGCGATAAAGTTTTTCTCATCAGTACTTAAAATAGAATTAGGACCGTTTAGATTAGTTTCAATGTTTTTTCGTAATAAATCTTTAGTTATTGACTCAATTTTACCACCAGTTTGATTAGCAGGCTGCTTGGCGAAAAATTCATCAAATATAGTTTTTCCAGTTACCGTAACACTAGAGTCTATTTTATTATCAAAGTTGTGAAAAACAAAATTATTTAAACCAGCTGGTCTAGTAGTATTTTTACCTTTAGTTCCATATCCGCCTTTCGTTATAACTTTTCCATTATCAGCTACTTCAGCTGGTGTCCAGTTTGATTCAGCAGCCGGTGTAGCTGCATATAGCCCTCTCTGGTTAGTAAAACCATCAATAAAAGCTTCCTTAACTGTAGCTCTAGCATTTTCAAAAATTCTAAATGCTGGATCGTCTGACTTATCTTGTATTATTTCTCGAATAAGATGATGCTTAATTGCTCTAATAACTTCTTTATCACTTTCAGTTATAAGACCATCTTTGAAAGCTGTTTTACCAAAAGATTCTTTGTATATCGAAACAGCTGCTTCATCTATCGCTCCGACATCTCCCTTAAGACTATTAATAACTTTTACAGCTTTACTTATATCTTCAAACTTTTTATCATTTACATAACCATCTTCTATCTCTCCAGTACCAGCATTGTTTGCTAGAATAATCATAGCAGTATCTAAGTCACCATCTAAAACCTCTGCTAAAGCACTTTCATATGTATTAAATTCACCATAATCAGTAGGATTCCAGTTGAGTCGATTGTAAGCAATAGTTTGATAGTCAGTATTGTTAAATAAGTCCGTATCAATAGTCTTTACATAAGCTTCTTTTAAATTATTAAAATCAGTCCAGTCACCATCATCTACTCCTTTTTTCCAAGCAGCGTCAAAGGGTGCAATCTTTTTTTCTCTGTCCTCATTTATCTTACGTTCTAATTCTTTCTTTCTCTGTTGTTTAGCTGTATTATTTAACTCATCTAATTTTTTCTGTAACTCCTTAGATCTAGTAAGCATACCTACAGTATCACCGTTGATCTTGACTAACTTGCCTGTATCAGGATCGAAGTTTAATATATTATCAAAAATCTCATATTGATCTTCCTCAGGTAAATCCTTAAAATAAGGATGCAAAGCTTCCATGACAGCAGCATTTGTTGTTTGAGGATTCCAAGTCCTAAGACCAAACTTATTATCAGCTGATTCGTAGACAGCACCTTGTATAATGTGATGAAGACCTTGGTTGGTAATCTGTACATTCTCCCAAAGTTCTCCCTGCTTGACACCATCAGTTTGTTCTAAAGCTAACTTTATTTCGCTAGCCATTGTCTCTACTTTTAGATCAATAGCTTTCTTATCGTCTTTTGCTTGTTGTGCATTATAACGAACTTCTGCTATATCTCTACCCCAAATTCCAAACTGATTTCTTATTTCTATAGCAGCTTTAGAATCAGGAGGTAGTCTTAATTCGTCAATTAATGAATCTGCATAACTTAAAAAAGTAGGTATAGCTTCAAATCTAGTAAGTAAACTTTTTTCTTCCTTAGTTATAGGATCAATAATTTTAGCTCTACGTTGTATTAATGAAACAAAGAAAGCTCTATGTGCTTTAATATCCTGTACTACTTTATTATGATAATGCTTATTCTTAATATCCTTTTCAGGCTCAAGACTTACAACTATATCTTTTTTTGTTTTAGGATCTAGAGGATTTTTCTTAGTATCACTCGCAGCTATTTCTTCATTAGCATTCTTTTCTATAGCTTTAGTAGCTTTACCCCAGATATCCGCAGCTTCGTAAGCATAGTTAGGATCTAATTCTGCTAATAGTTTTTTGGCTTGCCTTTGCTGTACATTATCATATATACCTTTTGCTAATTCACCATACTTTTTTGAATGGTTTATAGCAAAATCTTGCCAGAACTTTTCTTCTTTTTCGTACTCTTTAGCTTTTCCTAATAAAGCTTGAACTTCTCTAGTAGCACGTACTTCCATAGCACTTGCTCTATTTGCAGTAACTTTATTTTCAAAGTCATTGATAGCTCGCATATTCTCGATCTCAGAACGCTCTTTAGCTCTAAGACCTCTGATCTGAAGTTCTGCGTTTCTCTCTTCGTTAGTGGCTAATGTTTTTAAGCCGTTGATCTGCGTGTTACGTTGTTGTCTGATTCTGTCAATAGAGGTACTTAAACTGTCACCTCTATTTTTGAATCTTTGTGACTTCCCGTAGGATTTGTAACGTGATCTTGATATTTTTGCCATTGTTATCTAGTTAAGATTTACTCCCACCATTTGCTATTGGAATCACCACTGGACATAATTGAACCTACTGAACCAGCAATACCTGATATAGTACTACCCCATACTCTGCCTGCTGCAGCTGATGGAGATTGTATAGCTCCTAGAACTGGCTCTGGTCCAAAGTCGAATTCTTCTAATTCTCTTGGATAAACAAATTCAGCTCTTGGTGTGGCTAGTGGTTGTATAGGTAATGGTAGTAGACCGGGGTCGAGCATACGAGAAGAGTATGCAGCTAAGTCTGCTGAAGATTTATCCGTAGCTAATTCTTCAAATACAGCTCTTGCATTTCTTCCTGCACTAGAAAATCCTTCGTTAAGTTGTGCCATTTGACGACCAAAATCAGCAGCAGTAACCTGCCCTCCTTTGGCAGCTGAACGTCCACTCATACCTCTTGATCTTAGCTGTCCTTCTTTTAATAAGGATTCAAGTAAAGCTTCCTGTTTATCAAAGGATTGTTCGGTATGTACTTCTTCTAAGGTTCTTAGTTCACTTTCATAAGATGTTCGATAAGAAGCAGCATTTAAATCTATTTGTTTTGCATAAACTTCTTCTGATCTTTGGTACTGATCTTCATTAGATTTCTGTTCTGCATTACGTATCTGTAAGTCACGCTGATATCTCTGAGCATTCATAGCATCAGTATAATCAGCTATACGACCTTCGTTTCTTTCTTTAGTAGCTATTTCTTGTATAGCAAAATCTCTGTTAGCTATAATAGATTCTCTATCAAGCTTCCACTTCTCTATGTCATATTCATATTGACGTTGAGTAGCATCATTGCTAGCTTGTGCTTGTTGTTTAGCAGCTGAGGCAGCTTTACTGCCACCAATAAGCGAACCTACAGCACTAATTCCAAGTCCAATTGCACCCCACGCTATCATATTATGATCTCCTATAAAATCTTGGTGAATAATGTCCCTCCCACATCATTGAATTTAATGCTACAGGGAATGGAGAATCATTAAATAACCTTAATTGGAAGTTGTCTGTTTTTTGATGTATTGGTAATGAAAAGGTTGTAGAACCTTGAATAGCTATATCATTTGCTAAGTATTCGTTAGCTATGATAGTTGGATTAAGGTTATACCATTCATCTAAATATATAAGTATATCTACACCATTACCGGGTGCAGAGTTGAATGTAATCTGTGTGTCTCCACTAACAGTAAAAGCTGTAGTTACAACACCATCTAATTTTACTTTTATTTGATCTTTATCTATATATGATATATCATCTTCGTTCCAGCTGTATGCTGTAGTAGATCCATCTCCTGTATATTGTTTTGATCCTTGACGTACTCCTTTAGACTTAAGTTTAAAACCCATAACTCCAGACAATCCTACAATGAATTTCATACGAGCTATAATTAAACTAGCTGTAAAGTCTGATCTTTTATTTTCTTCATCTAAGAAGTAATAAGTTTTAGGTAATATAACATCAAAGTCATATTTCCATCCAATAATAATATCACTAGATATGCTAGTAAGATTTTTAAGTGGTACTTTAAAGTATGTACCAGTACCATCAGATGCAATAGTAGGTTCTATACTAAATCCAGATTCAATAAATTGTCCAGTAGCTGTAGTACCTTTAATTATAAGTACTGGTGTTAATCCTGTAACATTGTTCCAAGGGATATAACACTTAGTAAAATCACCTGTACTATCATAAGCCACAGAACTAGGTGCAGCGTAGAGGTCAATACAGGGATTAATCTTTTGTCCATCGTTATTAACAATAATAGCATCTTCTGGACTCTGACTAAGACTTACTTTAGATAATGTAAATTGATTACCTTGTTTGGTAACAGCTAGAAAATCATCAGAGTCAATAGCTATAGCTTGTACTGTTCCGGGTAGCTGCCAGTTGAACCAAGCTTGAACAAGCGTCTCTTTACCATCACTATATGTACGGTAGAAATAAACCTTATCACTAGCTTGATCTGACATAGCTATAAACTGGTTCTGAGGACTAGCTATAAGAGTGTCAATAGACTCAGGTATCCATTCGTTTACAACACGTCCTACGTCGAGTACCTGTGGGTTCTCGTCCTGACCTCTAGTAATCATACCAAAGATACGTGTATAACTTGGTGTCTTACTAATAAAGTTTATATTTGTACCCATATCAACTGGATCTATATTCTCATCTACATCATAGTTTGATATAGGACTAATAGTAGTAGTTGATGGTGTTAATACTTTATCTGCAGAAGTTAATAAGAACTGCTGACTCTTACTAAATAGTACGAGTCCTTGAGTAGTAGGAACAATAGCGTGTAAGTTAGCTGGTCGTATAGTAGATGCACTAAGATCAATAGGATCAGCATCTGTAATTATCTGAGCTGAAGTATGATAAAAATTAAAATACTTTGCAGACTGACTCATAGATACGTTATCATTAGATAAGAAACCTAATCTATTATTATGAAAGAATGCTTGTTGTATTTTATTACCTACAAAGCTAGGATGAGAGTTTGTAACATCATCTCCTACAGTTCTAGCATCCCATGTAAATTGTCTAAATGTAAAGTTATTAAGAGATGTATTAACTAATTCATGAGGCATTGTAGAAGCATCTAGACCCGGTGATTTACTAGGATCAAGTGTCTCTTCCCAATATCCTGTTCCTGACACACCATCATCAGCTACAAATTTAGCAAAATATGTATCTTTATCAGATGATGTATTAATAACTTTTACTGTATGATTATGAAAAGATTGTATTGGTAACTGTGCTACATTATCTACTTGATCTTGGAATACAGTTAGTTTGTTATTTAAAGAACCACCCTTACAAGTAATTGAAAATGCAGTTCGTGTACCACTTACAACTCTACTTAGTTCAAGCGTACCTTGGTATTTAGTAACTGTTAATCCTGATATACTGAAAGCATCAATACCATTCTTAAGTGTTGTAAGTAAACTATCATATGTCTCACTACTACTTGTAGTCGTAGTAAATGTCTGATCTGATGCACCGCCACCAGCATTAATTGTAACACTATAGGTAGAACTTATAGCTGTTTCACTTAATATAAGTGTAGCTCTAGTTCTCTGTATAAATGTAGGATCAGCTATCTTAGCGACAGTTTGTAAGTTGTTTACAATAACTGAAGTATCTTGTACAGTAAGTACAGAGTAGTTTAATCTAGATCCTGTTAAATAATTTACAGCATTTACAGTTGTACTTGTATCCATGGTAACAGTACATGCTGTACCATCAACATTCCAGATAGCTATACTTCCATAACCGCTATTAGGTTTAGGAGTTATTACTCCAATATATCGTTCGTCTGCAGTTCTAGCTATGTAGAACCATTTACCACCATCATAAGTAGTACCTGTACCTAGGTTCTTGATCCATCTGAATCCTGATCTTTTAGTTAATCCAAAAGTAGGATCAGGATATCCGTTTAAACACTCTCGGACTTGACCGGGAAGTTTCTTGTCGTCAGATTGTCTAGATACTCCACCGAGGTAGTTATCAATTCGTTGAGTAACTGCTGCCATTTATCTTTGAAGAGCGTGAAAGGGTTGATAAGCTGGGTAGGAATTAGTTTTGTCGTAAGGATGTCCGAATATAGTGAACTGTCCTTGCTTAGTTTCGTACTCCATAGCTAATGCTCTAGCGTACGCTTCTTGTTGTTGTAACATTTGGTACTGATTTGTATCTCCTATAATTCTTTGAGATACCATAGTAGCTGCTCTTGTTACCATACTATTTTGTATCGGTTCTGGGATATCTACCCAATCGAACTCCCATACAACATCACATTCTAGACCCTCTAGATGATCATCCCATGTATATCTGTGATGTATTCTATCATATAACTTACCGTTTCTGCGTGTAGCATCGTACTGCATATTAGCAGAGTTTTCAGATAATTTAATCTGTAGTATGTTATTTGGAATTAGAATTTCTTTGTTAGTATCAGGTGTAAATTTGTAGTGAAAC